TTTTGTAGATTTGTTGTGTAGGGATTAGTGCCATCTATAACTTTAAAAGTTTCTGCTAGGGCTTTTACTATGCTAACTCTGCGACTCATCTTTCAACAGCCCTTATTTTAGTAATCATTTGTTGTTTGGCTAGTTCTCTAATTGATTTTGCTATTAACAGTTTAGGGTCTCTAGTACGAGGATATTGTTGTTTACCTCCAGTACTAAAAGTTGCATAAGGATTACGCATATAACTATAAAATGCTGTAATCATACCCTCTCTACTTTCAGTTATTTTCTCTACTTTTACACTTTCAGCAAATCTACCTGTTTGCAAATTAAGTATATCTTTACGATTTCCATTACCCATATTACGTTTTATAGTTTCTATTAAATTATAAGTTAGTATATTTTGTAATACTATTGGAGATTCTGATGTTTTTTCAAACTGTAATTTTGGTTTTACTAAATCTATAAGTTTACTATTTGCATTAGTAGTAGTAAATTTTTTTGGTTTAGTATTATTAACTACATAATCAATACGTTTAAATTTTATTGATTTTTTATTAGTAGATTTTTCAGGAACTATTCTATTACCTGCTAATTTAGAAATTAGAACATAATTTAAAAATTCTAATAAACTTTTAGATCCTTGAGCTAAATGTGGTTTGCCTTTAGTAACTCGTTTAACTAAAGTATCTACTATTTTTTTACGCTCTGATCTTGTTAGTGTAACTTTTTTAATTCCAATTATTTTATTAAGAGCAACTTTTTCAGTAGTTCTACCACGACTTTGATTAACTACAGCATCTTCAAAATTAGTAAATGTAATTCCTAAACTAAGTAATGCAGCGTATCCACCTTCAGGTCCTGTAAAATCTCTAGTTACAGTAATGCTATTTTCAATTATTTTACTTTCTCGTTTAAAAAAACTAGCACCTTCCTGTAACTGCTGCTTTTCATATAATTTTGAACGCCCAGATGCTATACTATATATAGCTTTTGCAAATGCTGGACTATTAACATAGGTACCAACATCATTTATAAGTGCCGCATGTCCAATATTTAATATTGCTCCGCTTTTATATTTACTAGAAAATTCTGTTGGTCCAATTATTGATTTTAAAAAACTTTCTAACCAAACATAAACATTTGTTCTAATAGCATCACCTATAGCATTAAAAGACCTTGAAAAAAATATATAACCTTCTCCAAGTCCTGGCTCTATAGCAGCTAATATAGCTTTATTTCCAAATACAGTTCTAATTTTTCCTGCAAATTCTATTCCTAAAACTCTAGCAGATATTGCATTATCTATTTTTCTAGTACGATTAAACAGTGACATTGACATTCTGTTTAATTCTGCTATAGGATTAATTACACCATTTTGTTGACTAAGTAATTTTCTATGATAATTTCTTAAAGCTCTATCTATTCTAGTATGTAGTCGTCTATAGTATTCGCCTTGAGTATCTGCAAATTTTTCTAATAAATTATTTGTATCTTCTCTATCAAGAAATTGTAAAGGATTTTCTGTCATCCTATTTACAATTATATTTGTAATAGATGTAGGATTAGCTATTAATACATTAGGTATATATTTATCATATACTTCTCGTAGATCTTGTTCTACACCAGTTATAAAAGATTCTATTTTTTTAACGGCTTTATCACGTTCATTACTATTTCTAGCTTCTTCAATTGCTATACCAGAAAGAAAGTTTTCAATATTAGCAGTTACACTAAAAGGTATTTGTCTTATTGCCATTATGTATAATCCGCCACATATTGATCAAGTATACGCTTAATATGTGCAGGAAAACTTGTACTAGCTACATATTGTATTTGTGTAATATTAGGAGCTATATCACGGTTTACATGCACAGCACTATTATTTTTTGAGTAGTATTCAACAAGATCTAGTACAGCTAATTTAAGATCATCTGGTACTGTATCAAAACCTGCAGTATATATTACACGATAACCTTTTATATATTTAGTAAATATTCCTAAACTAGTACTACGAATTTTGTCACCATCATCAATCCAGTCTCTATACTTAATTAGTTTTGTATAAGTTTGACCATAATTTGTACTAATACTTACATCTTGTATACTAACAACTGGAGTTTCTTTTAGTATTAATTCTGAGAATCCACCATCAAATATTTCTGTTTTTGCATCATTATAATAATCAATAAAAGTACGGCGGCAATAAGTTTTTACTAAACTACTAACTTTAGGAATTAAAAAATCAATCTCTTGGTCTTTGTTTGTACTAGTAATTCCCAAATAATTTTTATACTCTGCTCTAGTTACTAAATCGTCGGCCATAATTACCTCATATAATGTCTCTAAAGCTTACTTATTAGTAGGCTTTAGAGACAGGGCTCGTAAGAACCCTGTCAAAGCTAAGAATTAAGCTGCCCAAACTAATTTATTAACACCACTACCTAGGTTAGTAGTTAGTTGTGTAAGACCAGTACGTAGGCTAGCTACAAATACACGGCGCTGAGTTTCAACTAGTTCTTGTGTATCAACGCGAACACCACGCTGATTACCAACTAAAAAGTTAGCAGGTGCAAAACAAACAGCACCAACAGCTGTAGCTGCTTTGCTATCAAATTCTCCACTAACTAGTACAGGGCTGTTACCAACGCTACCAATTTGACCTGTTAGTAATGTAGCTGCAGGACCAACTTGGTTCATTGTTTGGAATGTTGTGTCGTCTAGTAAGTCGTAGTAGATTTCTGTACTAACAACATAAACAATCTCAGCAGGATCTAAACCCCAAGTATTTAGTCCGCGACGTAAAGTACGTAGATTAGCAACAGTAACTTTGTCAGTAGCTATGCTAGGTGTAACGTTATCAGTACTAAGAGTATCCCAGGTAGCAATGCCTTTAACAGGATCACTACCAGCACCAGCACCGCGTAAAAAAGCGCGATCAACTGAACGTGCTAGGCGACGAACCATTGCTTCACGAATGATAGGCATTAGCGCAAGAAGACTATCCTCTTCTTCTTCATAGGCTAAGTATTCATTTGTAGCAACTTTATAAGCATTAAGAGTAACTTCCTTAAGTGCGTGTGGGCTGCCAACACCAGGAGTATAGCCAGTTGTTGCAGTTGTACCACCAGCACTACTACTAGTACCAAACTGACTATTTGTAACCCAAGTAGCAACACCTGCTTCAGGATTAACAGGAATTGTCATAACATTAGTTTGCATATTAATGTTACGGAATAGGGGAGCCATAACTAGGCGACGGCGAACTTCAGATTCTAGATTTAGATTAACTTCTAGTTCCCAGGTTGCGCTAGGTAGATGTTGACCATACTTTTGTATCATTTCGGCACCAAACTTGGTGTTTTCAATAGTACGACCCATGGCTTTTGCTAGTAAAACAGCCTTTTCTTTATCTTCATACTTCATTTCTTGGGCTTTAGTTTCACTAAATTGCATTTTGCTACGCTGAATAGCTTCTAGTTCAGCGGCTTTTTCTTTTAGTGCGATTTGTAGACCTTCAAATGCTTTTGTTTGCTCAGCAGCTTGATCAGCAAGACGTTTTTCAACTTCTGCTAATAGCTTTTCTGCACCTGTATCAACGGTTTGAACGGCTGCTTTAACTTTAGCAGCTAGTTCGGCTTCTTGACGCTCTTTTTGAGCAGCTTCTTGAGCAGCTTTAACTTGAGCTTCAATAACTGCTTTAGCAGCAGCTTCAGCAGCCTTAGCTGATGTATCAGCTAGTAATTTCTCTAATTCTTTAGGATCCATAGTCCATTCTTCCTTTTTACTTAAATTTGTTTCCCTAGAGGATTCTAGCTCTTTAGCTGATTCGCTTTCGGTTACAAATTGTTGTTTAAATAACTCAAATTCCTCAGCATTATCAAATGCTTTGGACAAACTAAAAAGAGTACTCTGATTTGCAGGAACACTAACTACACTAATTTCATGTAGTTCAAGATCTTTAATCATAAATACTTCTGCTTTAGAATTATACTCGGCATCACGTACCTGAAACCCAATGCTAAAAGCACTTAAAATTCCGTTTTTAATGAGCTTGTAGATATTGCCAGCTGCATCACTTATTATTGCCTTAATCCACAAACCTTTTTCATCAATCCTATGACTAATCATACGACCAATAGGTTGTGTGTGATCATGATAAGCTAAGATAACAGGATTTTTTAAATAATTTCTTAATCCCTTTTCCCATACACCTGCTGGAACAACATCTCCTTGGCGATCTACCTCTACAGTGCTAGCATAACCTTCTATGCTAATACTATTTTCGCCATTGTCGCTAGGCAATGCCTTGGCTGTAAACTTGCTATGCAAGTAAAATGTTTTTTCCATGTTACTCCCCAGTTTGCTTTGGACGCCCACCTTGCGAGGGATCTGCAGCTGAACCTGCTATATTAGCAGGAATTCTTAATGTGTCACTATCCGGTTTAGGATCGTAACGTAATTCTTTTCTGGCTTCATTTGGGGTTATAATGCCGCCATTTACTAGTGTTGAATGATATTTTGCTATTTGATCTAGATCTGGTTGTAGTGCGCTTACATTTGATGTTATGGCTTCCACGTCATATCCAAAGTATCGCTCCACTGAGGATATATACTTTTTAACAATTGGCAATACTGTTTCCAAGTAAAATAAGCGCAAATTAGGGGAAATGTTAGCATTATTACCGCCTTGTAGTAGTAGAGGTGGAACACCTACAGTACTCATTATACGCTCACTGTGTTTTGTAATAGCTTGATCAAAATCTAAATCACCATAGTTAGTTTGATTTAGATTTTGTGGCTTCAATCCGTTATCTAGTATAATAGGCTTGCGTCCGCCACCCTTAACATTATAGCGTTGACGCCAGTATTCATAAGTTTTTTCTTTGGCTAGTTGACTAAGTGCATTGTCGCTAGTAAGTACTACACCAAACATAGCACCATTATCAAAAAAGTTCTTTTGAAACTCGTGCATAGATTGTAAAACACTAATATTATTTTGACAAGCTTCTAGTCTACTAGTTCCACGATAAATTGATTGTGAGTGATGATCTTTAAAATGAAATACATCTTGTTCAGCAAAATCTACAGTACCCATGTACTTATAGTGATTTATAAAAGTTTTAGTATCTGTTATAATTTGCACATTCTGAGCTGGTAGGTGGTATGTAAATGTACCGTCCCAGTAGATAAATGCATCACCTTCTAGTACAAAGTCTAAAAATATTGCTTGACGAAATTCTTGTATTGACTGATAGGGATTAGGTCTGTAATTTAGTAGTGTATTTAGTGTTTTTTGACGAACACCATTAACTACTCCATCTATTACTTTATCTTTAATATCATAGTCTAAGCTACTACAAGCATCTACTAGCATAGTAACAGATCTACGAACACTATCTAATTCGCGAAATGCTTGCTGATAGCTAATCTTTTGAGTAGTAGATATATGCGTACCTTCTTCGTAGGCAATACTACTTTGAGCTGGATTAAGTTTGTTTATAATCCAGTTACGAATCTTTTCTAATGCCATCAGTTCCTCCTAAGAACTGTGAAAAGTAGGAATTATAGCTACTGCCACGAAAATTACTTTCACCGCTACTATGTTTTTCTTGCTGTAGTTCAATCCAGCGTTTTTGCTTAGCTACACTACTAGGGCTAGGTGACTTGCCATAGATGCCATGCAGTTGAACATGATGACGATTGCATAGGGTATATACAAGTTCATATATTTCTACTTGGTGCTCGCTAATAAAACGATCTCGAATTTCTAGTACAGCTTGATCAGTGCTTATATCTATGCTATTTTTAAGTGCCCAAGACTCTAGCAGCCAAGTTATGCTGTAGAGATGATGAAGCTCAAGTTCACTAGTTGTTTTACATATATAGCAGTGTGTGTCTTTTTCATAGGCACGTTTAGCCTTGTCCCTAATCCACTTTACGGCAATACGTTTATTTGTATTAACTGCCAAATTAAACCTCTCATAATTTTCATTATTATAGCCTAAAAGCTATAATAGTGTCAATAACTAAATTTCTATACCTACACAGTATAAGTATATAGTGCATACCTAAGTGCATCAGCTATGTGACTATATTGATCATGCTTGGGTTTTTCACGTGTTAGTGTTTCACGATCATCCCAGCGATATTGATCTAGCATAGCTAGTACATGAGTACAATTACGTACAACTAGTAGTTTACCTTGTTTTATCAATGTTTGTATATAAAGAATACCTGGTAGTACATCTTTTTTAGCACGAGTAGTAGCTATATTGTAGCTATAGGCAAGATCACTAGCAAATTGTGCTGCTGCACTATCAATAAAAACAATTTCTATACGCCAACGCTCAATCATACTACTAAAATATTTAGCATGCTCACTAGTACTACGTTCTGCTTCTAGGTAATCTTCTACAATATAGAATATATCACTGTTAAAGTCATAGACAATGTTTATCCAGGCAGTAGCATCACGATAGCCTGGATCACAACCAGCAATAGCTTCGCCTCGTATAGTACTAGGAAGTTCATCTATAACATAGTCTTGTTTAAAATCAGTATAAATCTGACCCTCAAACGTAGTAAAACTAGCTAAGTACTCCTGCTCAAATTCCGCCTTAGTCATTGATCTGCGAGCTTCCTCCACATCAGACTCAGCCATGCGTAAGTTTTCAGTATAGTCAGCTTGTAGGCTACACCATTCCTTAAATTTAGGGTCGAATCCACGTTGATAAAATTTTGAAAACCAGTTATTACGTCCACGTGGTGTACTAATAAATATGGCTTTTGCTGTAGGTTTATCTAGTGTAGGGCGTAGTGCTATATTAAAAGCTTCTTCACCACGATCCGACAGTGCAGCTTCATCAAATATAATAAGATCGTAACTACGACCTACGGTACTATCAACTGTGCTAATCGAGCCCATTCTAATAGTACTACCATTTTGTAGCTCAATAACCTTATCTTTGAGATTGTCGCGCTGTACTTCTAGGTCAAAGTGTTTTATTAGCCTACGTTGTAGTTCAAAACTTATACTACTAAGATTATAGTTAGGCGATATTATTAAAACATTGCTATTAGGCACTAGTGTTACTAGTTGACCAATTATATTAGCTATATAGGTTTTGCCTAGTCTACGTGCAAGCGCACAGCAAATAAAACGATATTTAGGATTGTTGACACTATTAATTAGTGCGATTTGGGGTCTGTTAATAGTGTCCCATAAATTAAGTAGTTTTAAATAGTTTTCTATAGGTAATTTAATAAATCTACTTGCAGCATTAAATTCTTGTATAAAATCTAGTTCAATATCTTCGCGACTTACAGTAAGCATTATATACCTTCACCACTAATTAGCTTGTGTATAAGTTGACCGTACTTTGAACCATCACTTTCATTAATTTGTACATTAACCTGCTTTTGCGGACCTGTACCTTGTTTTAACTTTTCTAGTTGTATTTCACGATCTAACAAATCCATTGACATTTTATGTGATAAGGAGAGTAGTTCAGCAATATCCTTACTAGAACCTACGCCCGACTCCTCCAGCTCTTGAAACTTTTGCTGTATTAGTGCGTCTATAGCACGACGCATTAAAAATTTGTTGTTGTAGCCAGTGTCAAAAAATACTTGATCTATATAGCCACGTACTTCTCGCCTGGCTAGTGTAGTAATTACTATATCTTGATCTAAGTCTAATTGCTCAGCAACTTTTCTAGCATCTTGCAGTTGAAGATAGCAGTTAGCAATTTCTAAGGCTTCGGGACTTATACGAACAGTTTCGGCAGGTAGATAAGTTGTCATGTTGGCTCCACTAAATTTTGGTGAAAAATATCCCAGCAACTTTGCCAAGTCCAACGACGACTAGATAGGTATATATGCGCTTTATTTAAACTAAAACAATCTTGAACAGCTAGATGTAAATTTTCATCTAAGTAACCATTAACTCCACACTCAACAACATCTAGTGGACCATTGCAAGGATAGGCTGCTATAGGTGTGCCACAAGCAATTGCCTCTAACATAACAATACCAAAGGTATCCCAGCGCGACGGAAATACAAATACGTCGGCTTGTTGATAGTAGCTAGCTAACTCACTACCAGTTTTCATACCTACAAATTCAACATCACTATAGTGTTGCTGTAAATAGCTAAGATGTGGTCCGCCACCTACTAGGATCTTTTTAGTACCAGGTATTTGTAGCTTACAAAAATCTTCTAGATTTTTTTCACAGCTAACACGACTAACACATAATAATGTTTTGTAGGATTTTGGTAGTCTAGGCTGTGGATTGAATAAACTAGTATCTACTCCACGCGTCCAGCACACAACATTATCAATTCCCTGAGATTTTAATTCATTAACAACACTTTTTGTAGTAGTTAAACAACGGCCACTATGTTTATGAAACCAACGAATATATCGCCAACTTAACCACAGTGGTATGTGTAGTAGTGTTTTTAAAAGTTCAGGAAATCTAGTATGATAGCTAGTATTATATTTAATACCATGACTTGTAAGATATGCTCTAGCCGCTAGTCCTATAGGCCCTTCTGTGGCTATGTGATAGTAGTCTGGATCTATACTAGCAATTAATTTGCCTATGTTAACTGGTAGGGCAAGTTTAATCTCTGTATAACCAGGACAGTTTATATATAAGAAGTTTGTAGGATCAATATAACTAATTTCGTAACCATTTTCTAGTGCAACTTTAGTTAAATTCTTGTAAGTAGTAACTACTCCATTTATTTGATCTGGTAAATTATCTGTTATTACTAGTATTTTCTTCATCATATTTTAATAAAAATCCTAGCCTATCACCTTCTTGGCTAGCGTAGAATTGTTCTTTCCAGATGGGAATAATAGTTGTTGCTGTATGATTAGCAAAATCATCGTTATATCTAAAATGTGCTTCTATAATATTGTTACCGATAACCTCAACATTAAACCACTTATATCTACTAGCTATTTCTTGTATAAAATCTGGTAATATAAACAGATCACTAATCTTAGTCCAGTGACTAAATCTGTCTAGTCTGTTTGGATCTAATCTAAAACCTTCTACAGCTAATATTTGTTTACCCCACTTATAGTCAAAACTTCTGTGACGTCCTTTAAATATCTCACACCAAAAAAATCCGTCTGGTATAATATCATCTAGAGTATTTAGCCACATAAATTTAGCACCGTGAGAAAGCATTCTAACGTTAATACAAGGACGTACAATATACTGATCTTCTCGTGGTGGTAGTACACCAGCAGGTCCACATATATAGCCTAATCGTTTAGCTAGTATAAATTTATCAATAATCCAAAGATCTTTTGGATCTATAGTGTCTATAGTGTCACAGTCTGAGATAAACTTCATTGTACAGTTTCTTCAGTTTTTAGTTCGTGCCACTCTACTATTTCCCAGCGACCGCTGTGGTGTTCTACAAGTGCTGTGCATGACTCAACCCAGTCACCACTATTCATATACCAAACACCATTTAGCCACTTAATTTCTGATCTGTGTATATGACCACAAATAACACCATCAAAATTTTTGCGAATACAGTAGTTAGCTAGGTTGAGTTCAAACTGAAACATAAAGTCTATAGCTCGTTTAACCTTATGTTTTAGGTACTTGCTAAGGCTCCAGTAACCAAATCCTAACCTATGACGCCACCAGTTATATTTAGTATTAACTGCTAGTAGTATATCATAAGCTTTGTCGCCTAAAAAGCTTATCCAGGGAGCTATTCTAGTAATACCATCAAATAAGTCGCCGTGTACTAGTAGGTAGCGATTACCATCAATTCCACTATGTACCCACTGATTAGCTATTTTAATTGAACCAAATGTTATATTGTAGGGAATTAGTGGACGTAAAAATTCGTCATGATTGCCAGCTATCCATACAACTTCTGTACCGCGTTTAGCTTTACGTAGTATTTCACGAACTACGTCTGTATGTGACTGGTGCCAGTACCACTTATTTTGTTCTATTTTCCAGGCGTCTACTATATCTCCTATAAGATAGAGTGTGTCGCACTTATTATTTTTTAGGAAATTGAGTAGTAGTTTTGCTTTACAGCCGTGGCTGCCTAGGTGAACATCGGAGATTGCTATGGTTTTATAGTCCATTATGGGTGCTCCTCTAATTAGTTTGATTATAGCAGATAAGCTAAATATTTTCAAGTTCTAGATTTAGCACCTTATAGGTTTAGGAAATTTTTTTGAAATAGCGCGTGTTAGGGGGTCCCGCTGCTATAAAAATTATAACGGTCTAATAACCGCCCTGGCCTGGTCTGGTATAAATTCTATAATCTACTACATTATAAATTCTATAATCTGGTACAAAACTTGTACTAAATCTTAGCACTAAGCCAACCCGACGAACGGTAGCTATAAGCCGATAAGCGGCAAAATTCTCACTTGCAATCCTTGCCCGATTAGCCTATAATAGAATTTCTTTCAACAACTCAGGAGTAGCAAAAATGGCAGAAGCCAAAGCCCCTAATTATACACCAGAGCAGACTGCAAAGCTCGTGGCCGATTACCAAGCTGGCGTT